AGAAGCTGATTTAGAAATGCTTAAAAAACGTGATCCCAAGGCATATGCCACTAAACGTGGTGAACCTTGGGTTAATGTAATTGATGTAAAAGTAAATGAAAGCAATGTTCGAAACGGATTTTTTGAGCTAGACTGGAATAGCTTCTTTATAGAACAGTTGATTGCAGCAGGTTATGGTGAAATAGCCGATCCCGAAGAAGAAGTAGTTGATCGCTGGTTTCGTGACATCGTATTTAACATGTTAAATGAAGAAGGACTTGACACATCAAGAAATTCAGGGTATATTAATGTTGTACCAATTGCAAGAGGCAAATCCGAAGTATCATGAATACATACATCCTTGTAGATACTGCTAATACTTTTTTTAGAGCTCGTCACGTTGTACGTGGCGACATCGATACAAAAGTAGGCATGGCACTACATATTACACTTAACAGCATTAAAAAAGCATGGCAAGACTTTAACGGCACTCATGTAGTGTTTTGTTTAGAAGGTCGTAGTTGGCGTAAGGACTACTACGAGCCTTACAAACGTAATAGACAAGAATCTCGCGATGCAATGAATCCTCGTGAAGTAGAAGAAGATCGTTTGTTTTGGGAAATTTACGACGAATTTAAAGAATTTATTGCAGATAAAACTAATTGCACTTCAATTCGTCATCCTAACTTAGAAGCTGACGATTTGATTGCAGGGTGGGTACAAAATCATCCTAACGACAATCATGTTATTATTAGCACAGATGGCGACTTTGCACAGCTAATTGCTCCTAATGTTAAACAATACAACGGTGTAAGTAACACTACAATTACTTACGAAGGCTATTTCGACGACAAGGGTAAGACAGTTATCGACAAAAAAACTAAGCAGCCTAAGCCTGCGCCTGATCCGCAATGGTTGTTGTTTGAAAAATGTATGCGTGGCGACACGAGCGACAACATTTTTTCTGCATATCCTGGTGTTAGAGTAAAAGGCACAAAGAATAAGGTTGGGTTGACTGAAGCATTTGCTGACAAACAATCCAAGGGATTTGCTTGGAATAACCTTATGTTGCAACGATGGACTGATCATAACGGTGTTGAGCATCGTGTTATCGATGACTATACACGCAATGTAACCCTGTGTGATTTAACTGCTCAACCAGAACATGTTAGAGCAGATATTGACAACACAATCAATTCAGTTGAATCTAAGAACGTTACACAGGTGGGCATGAGATTGATTAAATTTTGTTCCAAGTGGGATTTGCAACGAGTTGCTGATCAGGCACAGTCGTTTGCAGAACCACTGTCTGCTAAGTATGTAGGATAAGCTATGATAAAAAAGAGTTTTGTTGCAACCCCTGTTTTAAAAGATAAGTTTTGGATAATCAACGAAGGCGATACCAAGATTGGTACCTTAGCCAAAGACAATGACAACTATATATTTTCAGGTAAAGGTGAAATTAGTTTTTACACTGACAAGTCAGAGTTGCTAAAAAAGTTTGGAAAGAACTTTTTAACTGCTAAAATTACAACTCCAGTGAATAAAGATAAAGAATTTAATGTACACGACTATCCGACTAGGTCCGAGCCGTTCAACAGCATGTATGATATTAGCCGAAAACTTCCTTTGTTTACAAAAAGCGAAAAGTCAAAAAGCGTATATTGTGCAGGATACTATCTAGTTAAATTTAATGTTAACTGGCTTAAAAGTTTTTGTCCAAAACTTATTACAATTGAACGTAATGAATACGTTGGGCCTTTTAAGACAGAATTAGAAATGAAAGCTGCATTGCACAATGTCAATCGAACCACTTAACACATTATCAATCATACAATATTTACAACAAGTTAAACAAGCAGATGCAAGTAACTCTCCAGAGATACGTATTCCTATAGATCGTGCAAAAACACTAGCATATACGTTAGGAATGGTAATGTCTCGTCTCGAAGGAGACTTGGAAAAATACGTAAAAGAAGCGTTATCATCTGAAAACGAAGTTATAAATATCAACATGGATGCAGGATCTCGCTGGTAGTAACCGGGTTTACGATGATAAATATATACGCATTTAATGGAGCGTAATATGAGTCGACCTAAACCAACAATACTGTTAGATTATACAAATCCTAGAACATACAAAACAGAACAAGTATTATCGTCTGAAGCAATTTGGGCAGTATTTTATAAAGGAAAACCTTTTAATTTAAAGAGTTCAAATTCGTTAACAAACTATCCAGGACCTAAATATAAAAAAACAAGTTTTTCTAACCCCGGACACGCACACAACTTAGCAAAAAAACTTAATACTACTTTTAAATGTAAAGAGTTCGAAGTGTATAAGCTAACCTCAGGTGAGCCAATTTGAAAGAAACATATACAAAACTTTTTTTAAAAGAATTGGGCAAAACAATAAACGACCAAACAGTCTCGGAATACATGCCACTATGGTGGCAGAACACACGATCAAATAGTCATACCGGACTACGGTTAACAGATAAAGGTTATGAAACTATTTGTGAAATTGGGTTAGCAACGTATGATATTCCGTTTCCACTAGACATGACACTAACCACCCAAGTCATTCTTTTCTTAGACAAATTTATCGATTGTCCTTATTACTTAACAAAAAAAGGTATAGTTGTCACCAATGAACGCAAAGCAGTTGAGCTAACGCTGTTTTCAGGCGATGTTAGAAAATATGGAATTGCAAAAGCATTAAACCGAAGCAATCAAGAGTAAACACATATCATGGATCTAATAGTAAGTCAACAAAGAAACGAAGTAATTTGGGCTCTGCAACGTTGCGGCACCAATCATCTAAGAGCAATTGCAGCATCTGGAATATCCGACTGGAGATTGTTGTTTGGTTACAAAAATGCTGATAAACTAGCTAGTATGAAAGTTACTAGAATAGTTAGAGATCCATTGCAACGATGGCTTAGTTGGTTTACTTCATTTATTATACAAGGAAACGAAGACGGTTCTGCAAACCCTTTGCACGACTATTATTCTAATATAGATGTTAAAAATTGGGAAGTAGGAGATGCAAGACTATTTTTTACAGAATTTGAAAAAATCATGTACGAAGATGGACATACTATACCCCAACATATAGGGTATTTTGAGTATGAAAATCTCAACCATAACAATCACTTTGTGTTAATGGAAAACATTGACATATATCTACAAATTAGTCGAAAACAACACCAACCAGAATTTAAAGAAGTTTTTTACAATTTAGAGTCTAACGTACAACAATATATTATGAACACAGTATGCGATCTGTATGAAAAAGATTACTTGTGGATGAACGAGCTAGATCTCAGTCTAGTGTTACCAACACAGAAAACATCGTCGACGTAAATAAAATATTCATCGACTGCAAATTTATTCTTGACAACACTGTGATCTACTGCTAATGTAAAGCATAGGCACTGAAATCACAGAAAGGAATATACAATGTCTGAAGCACGTACTGTTACTCCGAACAAAGCAAAGAATAGCTTGCGTCATGCAATGCGCAAGAAACGCCCTGTTTTTATGTGGGGCCCTCCTGGTATTGGTAAGTCTGACATTGTTGCTCAGATTACTAACTCGTTTAAGAATAGCTTGCTGATCGACGTTCGTTTGTCGTTGTGGGAACCTACCGATATCAAAGGTATTCCGTATTTTGACACCAACAGCGGCAAAATGGTGTGGGGTGCTCCTGCCGAACTGCCCGACGACGAACTGGCTGCTAAGTATGATAACATTGTTCTTTTCCTTGACGAAATGAACAGTGCTGCACCTGCTGTGCAAGCCGCTGCGTATCAGCTGATTCTTAACCGTCGTGTTGGTCAATATCGTTTGCCCGACAATGTTATGATTGTTGCTGCTGGTAACCGCGAAGCAGATAAAGGTGTTACGTATCGTATGCCTGCTCCGTTGGCAAACCGTTTCATTCACTTGGAACTTGCTGTTTCTTTTGATGACTGGTTTGAGTGGGCAGTTACTAACCGAGTTCACAAAGACGTTGTGGGTTTTCTTAACTTTGCTAAAAGAGACCTGTACGACTTTGATCCTAAATCTCCTAGCCGTTCGTTTGCAACACCGCGTTCGTGGTCGTTCGTAAGTGAACTGCTCGAAGATGATCTTGACGAAAGCACAACCACTGACCTGGTAGCAGGTGCAGTTGGTGAAGGACTTGCTGTCAAGTTTATGGCTCACCGTAAAGTTGCTTCTAGTATGCCCGACCCGGTTGAAATTCTTGCCGGCAAAGTCAAAGAGATGAAAACTAAAGAAATCAGTGCCATGTATTCCTTGACTGTTTCTCTTTGCTACGAGCTGAAAGAAGCTGCGGATAAAAACGATAAGAAGTTTGATGAGAAAGTCAACTACTTCTTGCGTTTTGCAATGGATAACTTTGATACTGAACTTGTTGTTATGGGTATCAAACTTGCATTGACTCAATATTCGCTTCCGATTGATCCGGATGCAACTGAATGTTTTGATGAATTCCACGAACGTTACGGTAAGTATATTAAGGCTGCACAAGCGGCGTAATATGGTAGAAGATGGGCAAATTGAAAAATTTGCCCATTTTTTATTCAAGCGGTTGACTTGTAATGTAAATAATGTTATATTACATCATAAACGGAACAATGAGGTAAACTATGTCTACTAAAAAAACTCAAAGCAAACTAAAAAACTGGCAGCCTGATCCTAACATCACGCCCGAGCAACTGGAAAATATGCGTAAAGAAGTTTACGATCGTATCGTTGTTGCTCGTATCGGTCTGTTGCTGCGTCATCCGTTCTTTGGTAACATGGCTACTCGTTTGCGTATTCAAGCAGCCGATGAATGGCTGATGACTGCTGCCGTAGACGGTAGAAACTTGTTTTTTAACACGCAATTTTTCAATGCAATGAATAACAAAGAAGTTGAGTTTGTTATTGCACACGAGATTCTGCACATGGTGTACGATCACCTAGGTCGTCGAGATGATCGCGATCCTATGCTGTATAACATTGCAGCCGACTATATTGTAAACAACCTTCTTGTTCGTGATCGTATTGGTACTAAGCCCAAGGTAGTAGATTGTTACCAAGACTTCAAATATGATAAGTGGACTTCGGAAGAAGTTTACGACGAACTATTTAAGCAGGCAAAGAAAAACGGCGAAGAGTTTGTAAAACAACTCGGTGAAATGCTAGACGAGCATCTTGATCTAGAAGGTGATGGCACCGAAGACGGCGAAGGAAACGGTCGTCCGCGTTACAGCAAAGCAGAACTTGATCAAATCAAAGACGAGATCAAAGAAGCTATGCTGCAAGCGGCCAGTGCTGCTGGTGCAGGCAACTTGCCTGGTGAAATTGCTCGCATGATTAAAGAAATCACCGAGCCTAAAATGGATTGGCGTCAATTGCTGCGTCAACAGATCCAAAGCACTATCCGTAGCGATTACACGTTTAGTCGTCCTAACCGCAAAGGGTGGCATACTGGTGTTGTATTGCCCGGCATGAACTTTGCCGAAACCATTGACATCTGTATTGCACTGGATATGAGCGGATCTATTGGCAACGATCAGGCTTCTGACTTCCTTGGTGAGATCAAAGGCATTATGGACGAATACAAAGATTACCAAATTAAATTGTGGTGCTTTGATACTAAAGTCTATAATGAACAAGATTTCAGTGCCGACTGTGGTGAAGATCTAACTGAGTACAAACTCAAGGGCGGTGGCGGTACTGATTTCATGTGTAACTGGACATACATGAAGAGTCACAGCATTCAGCCAAAGAAGTTTATTATGTTCACAGACGGGTATGCATGGAACAGTTGGGGTGATCCGGAGTATTGTGATACAATCTTCATTATTCACCAAAATCACGATAAGAGTCTCGAAGGCCCGTTTGGCATAACAGCACACTACGAGAAAACTGCGTGATACGTAAAGGTAAAATAAATCCTTTAAATGTACTGGATATACGGAGGGCAGAATTTTGCCCTCCGTATTTCGAAACAATATCTGTTACGTTTTCTTACAACTTGCTCAAAGCCCTCAACGATTGGATATACGACAACATATCGGGTAGATACTACATTGGGCAAACTGTAGAACTGGTTGACGACGATTCGCAATTTAAAAACAAAATAAAAGTAGGATTTGAAAATCCCGGAGACATGAGCTATTTTATGTTGGCTTGTCCACTTTTAAAATACAAATAATCACTTCAACATATATAATATACAAAGGAGAATAAATTATGGCCGAAGAAAAAACTGCAACAAATTCACAGGATCTAAACATTCAAGATTTGGCTGCAATGAAAGCAATTATTGATCTTGCAAGTGAACGTAATGCTTTTAAGCCAGCCGAAATGGCTGTAGTAGGTACTGTGTACAGCAAACTTGATCTTTTTCTAAAAACAGTAGAAGAACAGCAAAAAATTGCACAAGCACAAGCTGCTGCTGCAAAAGAAACTCCTAGCAAAGGAGAAACTACAGATGCCGGCGCTTAAACACGTAGGACGTTTAAAAAAGAGCAAAAGAAGAGCAATAGTTGCTTATAGAACTTTGCCAAATGATCCATTCAATGCGTTGGTAATTTTTACCGATTCGTTGAATGCTGACGAACATGCTAGTTTGATTAGGTGTGTTGAAAGCGAAGCAGGACAGGCAGCGTATGAACTTGCAGAAGCAATGGCACGAACATATCTAGTCGACGGACGCAACATGCTTGCTGGGTTTCACGGAACTGGTAAACTATTTAAGATTGCAACAAATGAAATTGAAATGATTCCTGACCTGCATACAACTGTTGGATTAGATGAATTGAATCAAATAATTGCTAACCAGCGAGGAGTTTCGTTAGAGGATCTTTCGTTAAAAGGACCTAACACACCGCAACAGGATCCCAACAACACATCTCCTGTTAAAGAAACAACTGCGGTTGTAAATAGTGCACCTACAAATAGTGTCTTAACCGATGAAGACTTAGCTGCTTCTTTGAGAAGTCAGGCAGATTCTATGTTTAAAGAAGCTAAAAGACTAAGAGAGCAGGCAGACGAACTTGTTCCAATAAAAAAGAAAGCTAAACCTACTATTGTCGAAGAATCATAAAGTAAAGCGTATTTCTGACGAGGATTGGGAAGAAATACTCAACGAAGTAGACATGGATTTCTTCCCAGTTGAATATCTCAACAGTATCATTATAAAATTTGAAAATGGTACTGTATGGGATATTGACATAAATGGAAGTAGAAAAACTCATACACTCGAAGATATAGAAGACACATTAGACGAATTATTCGAAGAATACGAAGATTCAATGGAAACTATAAATTTTAAACTCGATTTAGAGCGTATTAAACACGATTTAAGTCGCAGAGTTTATAGATTTCTCAAAACCAACAAATAATAAATCTCCTAGCGTGATAAATATATATAACAATTACGCTAGGAGATTTTCAATATGACATTGCGATTAAGACGCGGTACAGACCTTCAAAGACAGAGTATTACATTTTCTGAAGGTGAACTTGTATACGTAACAGATACCGGAGAAATATATGTCGGCGACGGGTCAACAGTAGGCGGTAATTTAATTGTCGGTGGTGGTGGCATTACTAGTGCTCTTACATCAAACCTAAATTTAAGCGGCTATGAAATTAATGGTACTGGTAACATTGCCATCAATGGAATCGTATCAGCATTGGCAATTGACAGCGGTATTGTTAGCGTAGATAGCACACTAATTGTTGATAATGTAAACAGCGCATTTTACGGATCATTTATCGGCGACGGTAGTTTAATCACTAACATTTCGTTAGGTGATTTAAACGATTTTAACCTAGGAACATTAACTCCTGGAGACACGTTATCATGGAATGGAACAAGCTGGATTAATACAACTGTTAACGGAGGTATTGTTGAAGGATCAGACTATAGAATTAATATTATAGCTCAAGATAGCAGTGTTTTAGTTGATAGTAGTACTAGCACAATTACTGGTAATATTTTTGCTAATTCAATATCATACGAAAGTACAGTTGATATAACTAATTCTCTTTCAGGAATATTAGGACAAATAACATTAGCAAATACTGGAGAATTACAAAAGTTAATATTTAAAAGAACTGATACAGGTACTACATCAGACCAGGTTATCGGAGTAGTGTCATTTGATCAAACTGATGACGGCGGAACAAAAACTTACTCATCTATGGGATTCTGGCATAGTGGAATTTACATAGGTCATTCTCCAACTGGCGGATCTTTGACTTCGTCTAATTATGTTGGGATACAAGACGGCGGTGTTGCAATAGGTAAATTTTCATTAGAAGCAGGCTACAAATTAGACGTGACCGGAAGCACTATATTTAGAAACACCGCAGTTATAGCAAATAGTAGTTTAAAACTTAGTGACAACAGAGCATATACGTCAATTGCAACTCCTAGTACTGGCGAAATAATGTATGATACCGTTACTACAACCGGCGGATTATACATGTATAATAATACTACAGGATGGGCCAGAGCAGTTGTAGAAGAACTTAGTGAAAACGCAACTGTACTTAGTACATTCTTAAAATTAGGACCAAGTGATACTAGTACAAGAGATGGATTTGGATCTGATAGTAATTCAATCGACGGTGCAATGTTCTATAATATAGACGCCGAAAGAATACAGTATTATCAAGCAGATTCGTGGTTTAATATGCCAAACCAATCTCTTGAAGAAGACGCAGATGTAAGATTTGCTTCGGTAACTGCTGATAATTTTATAAGTACAGGCGCAGGAACTCCTACATTAGAAAGCGAAACAGTTATCGACTTGCAAGCCGGCGAGCGTGTGCGAGTAACTACTAGTCCGTTTAGACTAGCACAACTTACAACAACAGAAAGAAACGCAATTAGTCCAGTTGCAGGCGACTTAATCTACAACACAACAGATAACAGATTCCAAGGTTATCAAAACGGCGCATGGATTAACTTAGACGACGGAACTGCCGCATAATAGAAAGACAAAGGATACTCAATGAGTGAAAAGTATTACCAAATCGGTACACATACCCCCGAGCAATGGTACGAAATACATAACCAACTAGTCTCTAGTGAAGGAACTGATACTGTTCCTAGTAGATGCGTAACATGTGTAGATGAAAAACCTCATAGTCCTACTAGAGGTATTTTTCTTTTAACTGATGAAGAAGCTGAAGCATTAAAAGCAGATCCAAGAATTAAATGGATTAACGTGGACTTTACAAGCTATCCGGAACAATTTAAACCAAATCCCGGAGAACTTCAAGCAACTAATGCAGAATTATTAACACGTTGGCAAAGTAACGTTAAGGTATACAGAGAATTTAGTGTTAGTAATACTTTGCCAGGTACTCCAGATTCGTCTGATATCAACAGAACAGGATATCAGTTGTTGCGCCCTATGCAGAAATTAGATGTGTGGCAAGACGGTAGTCTTGCAGACAATGCAGTTGTAAACAGTAATATTCAGCAATTTGGCGATGCTAGAGATGTTGATGTTATTGTTGCTGATGATGGCGCCGGATGGATAGGACACCCAGAGTTTCAGAGTAATTGTGCTGGATCTAACCCAGCCGGATATACAGGCGGAAATGTCTTGCCAGGAAACGGAACTTGTGATGTGCTGGACCTTGTGTTGGACGCACCTTACTATCTAGACCCAGAATATTTCAATGCAGACCCGGGCACACGACTAACTACTCGATGGGATGGTACCGTTGTTCCCGTTGAAAGTTTTTCACGTGGATGGTGGAGTAACAGTGCAAACAGAAGCAACCGTTTTAGTACTGCGTATCCAAATGTCGGTACTGTCACTGTTACAAGCTTCTACACTCGCGCATATTGTAATGGATCTAATACTGCACAAAGCAGTGTAGGAGAGCACTGTACGCCTTGTATGGCTCTTACATACGGTAGAACACAAGGATGGGCATACAATGCTAACAAATGGGTTCTCAATCATTATGGCACCAACGGTGCAGACATAGAACCAGGATTCGATTTACAAAAAATATTTCATCAAACAAAACCCGTAAATCCAAAGTATAACACTAAAAATCCTACAGTAAGTTCTAATAGTTGGGGATACAGATCTAGTAAAGGTACTACAAACGGATACTATCATTTTAGAAATGATGCTCCTGTTCAATATCCGGGTACTAGCAGCGAACCTGCATTTATAAGTCATATGGGATCGCAAGGAGACAGCGGGCGTTGGAAAAGCGAATTTAAACCAAGTTCGTTAACCACTGCATTAGACGAACTCATTGATAGCGGTATAATATTTGTTGTTGCAGCAGGTAATAGTAATCAAAAACAAGTTAACTGGGGTCATCCGGATTTCGACAACTACATCAGTGCAACATCAACACAGACATTAGAAGAAACAACATACTTCGATATCGGTCAAGCTGTATATGGCACTACCAATAGAAGAGGCTTCCCACAGATGGGTGGAAAAACTGTAAATGGTCTTACTGGTGAAGTTACTTATAAAGCTATAAACATTGGTGCGTTAGACGACGATTTTACAAGTAGTAAAGAAGCAAAGGTAGGATATAGTGACAGAGGAGAAGCCATTGACGTTTACATGCCTGCAGATGGTACCTTAGCAGCAAATAGAAGCTATACAGCAGAAGGACGATATCCGGATACTTATCCAGGATTTACAGCAGATAGTGGTAGCGGTGCTGGTGTACCAGAGGACTGCGGGTTTAGTGGCACTAGTGCAGCATGTCCAGTAGCAGCAGGATTTATTGCCTGTTTGATGGGACTTAATCGTTCGTGGACGTATCAAGATGTAAGAAATTATTTTCAAAGTTTAGATGTTCAATCTTCAGCTGACTTTTATTATGGTGTAGAATCTACAACAGCTACCAGTGCTAATTGGACAGATTATCAAAGTTTAGAAGGCGGCGATGCTAGAGTAGGATATCAAGACATCAGTAAAATAACTCAAACTACATTTCCGATAAGAATTAGTAGAGTTTCTAGCGGGTTAGTTCTTAAAGATATTTCAGTAAAATATGTTGGAAAATTTGACCGGGGTTGATTAGAAAATATAAGTTGAGTAAATATTTCTAGATCTATTGTTAACAACAATATTATTAAAAGATAAAAAGTAACACCATTTAAAAATCATGTTTGAGTTTAGTTTACCAATACACATTTTAGAAAAATTTAAAAAATTATCTACACATGGTAATAAAAAAGAAATGAAAGATGTAAGCATCGTCGAAGAACAAGACGAAATAAAAGAAATTATATCTGAAATTATTTCTGTCGAATCTTATCATTATGGAAATATATTTGCACATAATAGTCCATTTGCTATACACAGCGACATAAGTGATAAGAAAAAAACTATTCTACTTATACCCATTGACGCAGCAGAAGATCAGACATTTGTAGTGTTTGATCAAACTATAAATCAAGACAAACCTATATCATGGATTTATAACATTTTTAATGACAAAACCGACGACGAATTAAAAGAAATGTATTATGACACTGCTTATAAAATTAGACCATGCGATACACAAAATGTTGTTGGTTGTACCAATAGTCCAGTAACGGAAGAAATTTTTAAACATTTGCCATTCACAAAAGATTTATACTACGGACTTACCGGAACAGTTTGGAAATATACTCCAGGTAATGCGTTACTATTTGATGCAAACAGAATTCATGCCACTGGAAAAATGTCTAAGCCAAAAATTGGCTGTACTATACAATTTAGAGATTCGATAGAAGTCCTAGCGAGTTCATTATCAGCACACACCCAATCTTAAATTTGGTTTGTTTTCCTGTACAATGTAATTGAGTACTTTTAAACAACAACCCTTTACCGGGAGTTTGTGTCCACGACTTTCCATTTAATCCGTAATAAAACCCTGAATCAAACGGCAAATCATTTAATATGTCGTTGTTAACTGGCTGCTCGGTTACGCCAGTTACCCCGGCGGTTTCGGCTGGGCGTTTTCCTGTATAACAAATACTCTCTAAATGGTTGTTATCTTTTTTACTGTTAACTAAATCATCTTCAGTTAATGGTTGATGTCGTTTTTGTTTTACATTATCAAATTGCCATTCACATCCACACTGTGTAAATTCCTGATCGAACACTATAAATTTTTGATTTTTATCTTCAACATAAATTGGAACATTTAAGTTATAAATGCTATCTTTTTTATAGCGATCAACATGTAACGGAATAGTTTCGTCGTGAGCATATATATAACCGGTACTAACACATGATAAATCAACAATATTAGAAAACGCATCATCAAGCAAACTGTCGGTTACTTTTGTATAAAAAGGAAATTCTCCTAATGTACGATTGCCAATATTTAATAAAACATGACTATAGAGTAAATTAACAGTAGTAAGAGGAATGTCAACTTCGATCATAAATTTTCTAAATCCTGTCGACCATCTAAACTAAACATAAGTGCAATGCGTGGCTTATCTCCCATATTAACTACCGCATGAGGATATGCAATATTTAAAAAATAAGCATGACCATCTTCTAAATTATACGCTTCTAATTTACCATCACGCTTGAATAGGTTAACAACGTTAGATCCTCCATATATAGGACAAATACAACGTACAGCATAGCTAACATCATAGTCAACATGAAATGGAATTTGCTTTCCGGGAGCTAATTTAGTAATTCTAATTCTACTGGCTTTTGCTTTTAACTGAGTTATAATTTCCTGAAAGTAACTTCCGTTGTATTCTGGCGTAGGAACATTATACAGATGTTCTTCTTTACGGCGTAAACGTTCTTTAATACTAGCAGTGTATGGAAGTATTTCACTTGGCGTAGTTAAATTGATTTGTTCAAAGTTATCGTATACCTGTTCTACTAAAGTCATATGATTATCGCACAACATCGGGTTTGCTGTACGAACGTCGACAAACTTTTCGGCAAGATTATCACATTCTTTTCTTAGTCTGTCTAAGTCAATGTTTAATTTAAAATCTGCTATAGTAGGTAAATCTTGTTTTTTCATTTCTTTATCCTTTTGCCTAGTCGGTCATTAAAAAAGTTTTCGTCATCATTTATATTATTAACATAATATCCTAGATCAATCAAGTGTTTTCTAAATGTTCTAGCTCGTTCCACCCTTTTCTCAAATGTTAAATCCGGTACAACTGTAGATACCCATTCCGATTGTGGATTATTGTCATAATAAAATAAATGAGTTAATTTAGTTGTTAGCGTAGTATTGTCTAACAATCTTAGAGTTTTTCCAACTTTAATTTTAATTTGATCTTTCCACTTGACATATTTTGTTGCAAGATCTAACGATTGCTGAAAATCTTCATCTGTTTCTGTAGGGTAACCTACAATAAACATAAGTTTTAAATCTATGTCGTTTTTTAACAAACTTTCAAAAGTATGATGCATGTCCTCTTCGGTAAATCCCTTTCGAATATCATTTCGAACTTTTTCACTTCCAGATTCAATACCAATTGATACACTATTACATCCACCCTTTTTCATTAATACAAAATCCTCAAATGGCATCTGTTTTTGCGATCTGCAAATAAACTGACCGTTCCAGTAGATTCTTTTGTTAGACCTATCACTATGATAGTTGGCCATCGATTGACAAAGATCTCTAAATGCTTTCATGCTTCCATTAATTAAACTGTCACCAAAATCGAAACAATCAATTCCATGCTTTTTATTATGATGTATCATTTCTAAGGCTATATTATCCCCTGATCTAAATTTGTAATTTGGCCAAATTGTTGGTACATTGCAAAACGTACAATCTCTTACGCATCCTCTACTTCCAATAATAGAAAGAAAACAAAAAGTTTCTTTATATTCTGGAAAATCATTAAAAAAATCATCATAGTTCGGATAAGGTATGGTATTTAAATCATGTATTTGAACTTTATTTTTATTAGAGTTTACATTAGGATGAGATTTTCCTTTTAAAATTGCTTGTATTGCTTCTTCGCCTTCGCCATACACTGCCCAATCGGCAAGATTTTCAGATAAAAAATACTCGCCAATATCTTTGCCCCCCGGCGCAGTATCTTCTGTTCCATTTCCACCGACTACAATTTTTACATCTTTAAATCTATTTCTAACTATTCTAGAAAATATAATTCCAGGAAATATATTATAAACCGAAAATAAACTAATACCAATACATTTTGCATTAGAAAAAACATCTATATTTTGATCGATATATAATTCCATAATTTTTTGAGTTTGAATATGTGCGTCGGAAGTTTCATCTATTGCTGATATGTTATGTTGCATAAAATAGTTCTGTATTGCCGGTATGTTTATATCGGTTCGGCGTGTAAACCAAAAATTTAAATCTTTAGCTATAGACTTACAACCTATAGCTTCTGCTGCACCTTTAATATAAAAGATACCAGCAGTCGGAGATTCGCTTTCTATTAACGGCATACTCACAACTAATAGATCAATCATATTTGTTAAATTCCTCTTTTATAATATTTATATTGTTAAAATATTCTTCATAACACACATGATTTGATAATTTTTTGTTTCGTGTATTGCTGTAATTTAAATCTTCGTAATAAATTACAGTTCCTGCACATCTATCTAGCTGATTTTTAATATCAAAAAATTGTTTTAGAGTAGTTTTATAATTATAGTCAGTAAATAACGTGTTAATGTCAATTGTTTTGAGATTTGCTTCATTGGTAAAACTTGCTAATTTCCATCCAGTGAAATCTTGAAATAGAAAACTTAAAAACCATTTCCACGTATCTTTTCTTTTTAATATAAAAATTTCGTCAGTTTTATAAAAATCAATAAACCAATCTTCATAATAATTTCCTAAATAGTTTATGTGATGTTTAAATGTATAATTTATACCTTTAAATTTTTCGGCATTTAAAAAATTAATTTTATCTATGACACTCATATGAGGTAATTTATTAGGATCAAAATATTCTTCTACTCCGATGTATCTTACGTTAGGTAATGTTACATTGTAATTATGAAAAGATTCGTAACAATAAGACGAACCTGCTCTAGGTGAACTAAGTAATACTTTCATTATTTCTCTTTACTATGTACTGACTTTGTGGTTGCCACACAAAATTAGTATCATGCAATCTAATACTGTAAACATATTGTGTTATATTACCAGTTTTAAAATAAAAATCCTTTTCTAATTGCAAACTAGTGTACCATTCCCCGGTAACATATTCTTTAAAAGAAGGAACATTCATACGTTTTTTACGCTGATACAATGCATTAATTGCCCTATTATTTATATCATGAGTAATATATAAGATTTGAAATCCTTGTTTTCTAGCCCATGGGATTTGCAAAGCACCCATTTTAAGACCGCAATGTGTAAATCTATAGTCTTTTAATATATGATATCTACATATACGAACTGCAATGTCTGGGTCATTAGTATAATGTGATCTTTCTGCTACAGACATCGATATCAATTTGTCATCTAAAAAACTTAACCAAGTTTCGATATTAGGATCGTCCGGATTATAATTAGTTGTTCTAATAGAATCATTTCCTTCCAATCTAGATTGTCTTACAAAATTCCAAATTTTGTCTCTATATTTTTCAGGATCTTCACTATACTGCTTAATTATAATGCTCTCCATTAGTACCTCAATAAATTTTGTACATATTCGTTTTTTAATTCGATTTTTTTATTAACTAGTTTTAGTACCGGCTCTGCGTTTGATGCTGTTACTGTACGTAAATCGTCAAGAGTTAATCCTAGATTTTGTAGTCTCCCAAAAAATCCAATTCTATTTGCTAAAGTTTTTGTTTGCGCTTCTTGCATTTTATAAATTTGTTGAACTATTTCGTGTGCTCGAGTTTGATCCATGGTCTCGTGTTTCCAATAGCCAGTGTCAGGATCGTAATCATAACCGTAGCTGTATGGATTATTACCTATTTCGTTTGAAAAGTCACTTGTACGATCATGTACATCACGTCTATAATGGATCACATACAAAGGAGTAACATTAAATGCATCAACAGGGCAGTCTTTTTGTGTTAACCATTCTACAGTTTTCCATATTTCGTCTTCGGTTTCGTATTTTAGTCCAGCAATAAAGTTACAACTAAGGGTTGTTTGTGGTCCAAGTATCTCTTTTACTTTATATAATGTATCCTTAACTTTGTTTGGATCCATTCCTTTGCCTACATTTTTACCTGCACGGTGACTAAATGTTTCAATTCCAAAATTAATAAAATCAGGATTTGTAAGTTTTGTATCATGTATCATTTTATCAGACGATGCAAACATATCAATTCGGCAATAACCGGCCCAGCTCAATCTAAAAGGCAAAGATTGTATACATTCTGCGTATCTAGCTACTTTTTTAGGCGAATCATTGAACGTATCATCTGAAAACATATAACTTTGAGTTCCAAACAACTCGTAGTTGCGTACAACTTCTTCTCGAAAAGATTCGATTTTTCTTAAGTAGTTGTCGTCATTCTTTTTACCTAGATTTTTAAAAGAACAATAACTACACCTAAAAATGCATCCTCTACTTAACTCAATCGGTAGAACTTCTTTAGGAAAAATAAAATCGTTTTTTTCCCACTTTATATTTTTGTAATACATAGATCCAGGAAGATAATCTTCGCTGATCATACGTTTA